AAACCGCCCAGATTGCCGTATGCGTAACCTTGGCCGACGCCGTAGTAGTCGGGCGTGCCAAAAGCCTGCACGGCTGACCCTGCAGTGCCCGTGGGGGCAAATTCGCCTTGCAAGGCGGGGCCAGCAAACGACCGCGTAGGCGCATACCCAGCAGCAGAGGGGGCGCCCTCAACTGCGCCGCCCGTTCCAGCCGCAACGCCGCCCGCTTGCCCGTAAGCGGCAAGGTTGGGAGCGCCAGCGGTGGTGCCGTAATCGCCGTACCCCGTGAGGATCGGAGACAGTTGTGCGGCAAAGTCCTTGTTTAAATATTGGGATAGGTCGCCCAACTCGCGCTGGCCGAGCGATGCCATCGCTTTCTCGGCTTGCTGCTGGATGTCAAAAATGTTCTTGGCTTCGCCCGTTAATTCTTGACGGACGGTTGGTTGTTCGCTGTAGGAGGTGAACGTTTCGCGGTCAGGTTCTGCGATGCCTTCCACGCCCGCCGCTGACTGCGCCCTAAATTCGGCCAAAGCCTTGTCGTAGCCGGTTTGGTTAAATTGCGGCGTTTTTTGCCACGAAACCGTCTGACTCGCCGTTGGCGTGTAGACGTTGGGATTGCTCATGTAGGCCGACTGGCGTGCGGCCTCAATGTTTTCTTGCCCCTGCTGACGCGCTATTGCGGCGTAATCAGGCGTTGGCGGTGGCGCTGGTGATCTTTTGCCCATACCGAGGCTCCAAATATCGACACTTGTCAGGTGTCTGTGTCATCAAAACAATGTCCCCAGAGTCATGCGCGGCACCTTTAATCCGCGCTTCCTCCGAAAACCCCATCTTGCTGACCAATGCTAGCGCCCGGGTATGGTTGCTGCTGATTGGCCCTATGATCTTATCAACTTTTGCGACGTTGTAGGGATAGTCGTACACCGCCGCCAAATATGCGGGGGTAACGTGTTGCCAAACGATGTGGCACATCACGCTGACCCCGTTCCAATTCTCGTAAACCGTCCCGGCGACCAATTCGCCGTCACGCTCTAGCCCAATGGCAACCGACCGCTGCGGGTCAAACCCGCCCTGCGTCTGTTCGGTTACCCATAGGCCCACCTTGGGGCCGCTGACTATATTCCAGCCCATCCGATCTGATACACCACGTCAGTTGAGGCCCACTGAATCTGCAAGTTTTTGCTGCTGCTAGTGAACGAAATTGCGCCCGAGTAACCCAAGCCCGTCACGCCTGATTGGTTGTTCGTGATGACCACATCCGAACCCCACAACGCAACGTCCCACAACCCAATGCCCCACAACCCTGCGGTTGTTGGCGAGAACGACAACGCGCCCGTCTGGTCAACCGTCTGGAAGTCGGTGTTGATGCCAATGACGATTTGCGGTTGGCCGTTGCTGAATATGCTGGGTCGTGCGCGGGTGAAATATTTGATGACGCCACGCGTTTCAAAGTAGTTGAACGCCTGCAGAGCCTTGGTCGGGATTGGCTCGCTGTCGTCCATGTAGCCGTTGTCGCCCGTCGTCCACGCCTTTGCGACGTAGGTGTTGCCGCCAAAATACGGTTCGCTGCCTACCAGCGCCCACGAACTTGCGTTCCAACCCGTAAAGTTGCACCACGCTTTTGTGATGTTGTTCATCACAAACTGCTGCTGCCCGGTGCTGACCGGCACATTGACGATTAGGGCGTTGTTCAGCGGGTTATAGAGCAGCGCCCAGCCAAATGTGTCCTTGTAGGTGCGTGCGGCTGACGCAAACGCGCCCTGTATCTTGTCTGACAACGCAATGTTGGGGTCGAGGCGCGAGGATTGCAGCGCAGAAGCAAACGGGATAAGCCCGTCAAGCGTCAAAATCAGCAAGTCGCCGCCGTATTTGGTCACGCAGCGCCGACTGATTGGCTGGCCGATGATCCACACGCCAATCAACGACCATGTAGACGCGCTGGTGGGATCGGTGCCGCGATATACGGCCACCTCGCCCTTGTCGCTTATCAGCACAAGGTTGTCGTCTACGCCATAGCCCGCGTCAATTGTCCACGTCGCCATTGCCGTGAGTTTGCCGCCAAAGTGCATGACGCTCGACAGGTCAAGAACGTTAGCCGCGCCGCCCACAGACGACACTGGCAGATACCACGCCTTGAGCGTGTTTTTCTGGATAAACCACACCCTGTTTTTAAACAGCGTGGGGCTTTCCAAATCGGTGGTGGTGACGCCCGTGATGGCGGGCGTGGATGCGGCATCAATCGGTGTCCATGTGGTGCCGTTGTAAAGCAGCGGCTTGTCCACGCCGTTTGCCGCGTACAGGTAACTGCCGCCGCCCGTCGTGACGTTGGTGTACTCCCATGCGGAGTTGGACAGGCTTGCCACCAACGCCGAGCCAGCCGACCCTGCCGAGGTCACGTCGTAGATGTTTCCCGTGGATATGGCAAACAACTTGATGGTGCTGCCAGCGTTGTACGTCATCAGCGTATCAACGGTGCCCGGCAACCCGGTCTTATGCTTGGCAAATCCGCCGCGCAAATTGACGTTGCTGACGCTCGGGAACATATTTTCCAGATACACGGCGTCGGTCGGTGCCATGTTTGCCAGTGCGTCCCGAGCGTTCCAGCCGCCCACCGGGGCAGGCAACGACGCGACGTTTGCCGTCGTGCGCTGGACTAGCCGCCTGCGTACCGGGCTAGCCATTACTGGCTATCCGTGCCGTAGCCGCTATCGGGGATGTTGTCGTACCCAATCAGTACGGTTCCCGGTCGCGGTGCAAACGAGAGGTTGGCGGCGGCTACGTCTTGGCCGATGGCGGTCTCCAGTTCTGCGAGGTAGTCGCGGTACAGCGCCGTGGTGTCAAAGCCCTTGGCCTCAAAATACTTCAGTTTGGTGCCCAGAACCATCACGCGGTCGGGATACACGCAGGTATCAGTGTCGGCGGTAAAACTGTTTTTGGGCACGCCGAGGGCGTTATAGGCCCATGCGTTGCTGCGGTACTCAAACCCGAGCAACTCGCCTGCGTTCATGCCCGGCCAAATCTGGAAGTACGGCCCAAGCAATCGCCAGCGGATGCGGGGGCCGGTGCTGATATAACCCGACAACAGCCATTCCCACTGCTGTGCGCTTTCGGGGCCAAGCATTTCCCAACGCTTCGACTTGTCCCAATGTGTGCGATTGACCGTGCTGTTGTAGTCGGCCGGCAGGTTGTATTTGACCTTTTGGAATATCAACTGCCCGTCAACCTGCGCTTCGGTGGGGGCGTAGTTGACCGTCAGCGTCGTCGTTCCAGTGACGGCGGTGACATAGGTAGCGTTAGGGATACCAACGCCCTGCACCTGATAGGTCGTGTCCAGCCCTGCCGTCGTTGGGATGCCGCTGATCGTATACGACGACGTTGACCATGTGCCCGTCGTCGTGATGGCCTCGGTGTAAAACGTGTGCTGCTTGGTCAGTTCGCGCCAATCAGCGCGACGGAGCAATTCATAGCCGCAAGCGTTCATCAACGCGAGTATCTGGATAACGTCCTGACTAGCGTTACCTGCGACCGTTGCGGGAGTTGGGATGCCCAACTCGTTTGTGCATTGCTGCACCAATTGCACCATCGTGCTGCCCATAACTATGCCTCCGCTATTTCTTTAGGCGGTCGTCCACGACGCTTGGGGGCGTCTCCCAACAACTGCGCCATCTGCGACTGCAGTTCGGCCAATTGCTTCTTGGTATCTTCCAACTCTGCGCTTGCGTCTGACCGATTCTTGCGGTTGAGGTACTGGCGGGCGCGTTCACGCAAACCCACGCCACCCATGCCAACACGCTGCAACTGCCCGTCTGACGCCAGCGCCAACTGTTCTACGGTGACAAACTTGAGGATTGCCAACTCGGCAATCTGGTCACGGTTGATTTCCTCTGGGGCATCCTTATGCCAATGCGACAGCGGGGTGCCGATCTGCTCTGCGGCGCTTTCGCCCTGCTGCATTTGGTAATACAACCATTGGCGCGGGAAACGCTCTTTGTGGTCGTCACGGCACGGCTGGTCAATGATGTTGGTCTTGTCGCCCGGTGCCATGATACGCACATAAGTTTTGCCCTCGTTTGCGCCAGAGTCCTTGGTGTAAAACTCAACGTGCAGTTGGGCGTCGGCATTGTTTACATCGCTGTCTAGCATTGTCCTTGCTCCTGTGGGGATTACAGGTTGTTGACCTGTGTGATGGTACAAATG